GTTTAATTGGTAGGCGAACCACTACAGTAAGATGTGAGCTTAGGGTTGAAGGAAACCCATTGGGAGTGTCAGCTATTTGGCCTGACAACCCCAACAGATCACGTTCGCTTATATACCTGGTGATAGGCGTGGCCTCCTCCTTCGCAACTAATTACCATTCCACGATCTACCCAGTGATGTTCTTGCCCCGGTAGGTTGTCTATGTCTATAACCTGCTCATACTTAGGCTTATTGGTCAGTTCATCCTTCTCAGCCTTGAGCTTGGCAATGATGTCATCTTTAGACATGCCCTTCTGCTCTTGCTGTAAAGCCTCTTGTTGCTCTGTATAGCTACTCATGACTACTTAACCTTCAAGATGTTCTTAATCGTTGACTCAACTCGTTTAATGCGTTCGTCGGCTTGTTTAAGTCCTAGTACGGTGGCTTTAATATCTTGTGCATCCATCTCTACGTGTATTACGTTGGCTAGTTCTTTACCTATAGCCTCACGCTCTGTGCTAAGTACAAATAGGATGTCCTGTGCAAATGGCTTGGCTTCAGCCTTCTTAGTCTCAGTCTTCTTCTTACGCTCAACACGCTTCTCACGCTCTTGTACGAAACTTGCTGAAGACATACCTGTATAAAGTAGGGTGTCGCTCCTAGACATCTAGTCCTCCTTCTTGTGGCTGTGTATTACGTTGCATAGCCTGTAAGATTTCCTCTTGGTCGTAGCCTTGGCGTTCTGCCTCTAACATGGCTGCTGCTGTCTGTTCATCGACGTTGTACTCTTGCATAACAGCCTGTACGTTCTCCATAGCTTGAGGGTCAGGCATTTCACCTTCTTGTGGCATTTGCTCTGGCTGTCCCTGCTCAGGTGCTTGCTCTTGCATAGCCTGTTGTTGAGCCATCATTTCTTCTTCTTGAGCCATAGCCTCTTGGTCTTCAGGTGATATGTCTTCAAGTATCTTGTCGTTGTCTGTAGTTAGTGAGATGATTTCACCGTATAGTTCACCATCGTTGATACGCTTACCACTCATCTGTAGCTTCTGGTCGAACATAGGGTCAGCCATTCTAAACTCTGCTACCTTGAGTAGTCCTTCCAGTCGCTTCTCATCGCTTGAGGCTTTGTCTTGGTCAGCATCCATAACGAAGTCGAACTTAGCTCGTGCTTCGTCCCATACAATCTCTAGCTCTTGTGATGGTTCACCTTCTTCGTCTATAGGGAAATCAATACCGGACTTAGATAGTAGTTCTACTTCCTCGTCCTTAAGCTTCATTAGGTCTTCACCCTGTTTGTTAGCGAAGTGAGTGTTAATCATGGACTTGGCTACTGCTTCAAAGGTCATGTCTACGTTGTCTTTGTAGTCTTCGTCATCTATAGATAGCTGGTTCTTTTGGAACTCTACACCTGCTGGTGTCTTTGAATACTGTGGATCGCCTGCATCACCTGAGATAGATGTATCACCGATAGGTAGTAGCTGGTTAAGTGATGTCTTATACATAGACACTCGTGATGGTAGCTGTGAGTAAATCTGGTTGCTTATCTCCTCACGCTGTACTTCTGCTAGTCCTACAATCCACTGTTGGTCTTGTGCATATATAAGAGAGTCTAGGTCTGTCTCGGACATATCACCCTTAATAGATACAGGTGGTCGGAAGCCTAACTGTGTAGCAAGTACGTCTGCTTGTCGCATGTAGTCTAGTACGTTTTGTGTACCGCCAGCGAGTTTAACAATGCCAACACCATAAGGGTTAATGAAGTCTTGGTAGCAGTATAGGAAGTGAACTGGTATATCACCTGTAGGGTCTGGGTTAGTCCACTCTCGTACCTTCTTCTTGCTACTAGGGTGGAACATATAGAATGGTGAGTCTACGCCTCGTTGGAATACGATACAGAAGCGTATACCACCACGATCTACTGCCTTATCGGTCTTCTTAGTGTGGTCATCACGAGGGCTACGATCTTCAGTAGGGTTAGAGGCTAGTATCTGTTCTAGTGCTTTAACATCCCACTTGTTGTAGCCTTCTTCGTCAGCCTTCTTATTCTCTTTAGTCTCTCGCTTGGCTGTGGCTATCATGTCCTTAAGCTGTAGCTTGGTGTAGTACACATCCCAGAACACGATGTCGCTGTCATAGTCAGATACCTTGCCCGGCTCAAGCGTTACATCCTGTGGTTGAGCTACAATGAAGTCAGCACCTATGTAGTTGCCACGCTCTACGAATAGAGTGATTAGTGGTACTGAGCCATAGATAGCACTCTTGCGTACTGCGTCCTTCCACTTGCGGTGGAATGGTGCTTGGCTATTAGCATTAGGGATGATCTCGTTCTCCCATTGCAAGTTAGCCAGTTCAGTAATCCAAGCATCATCTCGGTCTGTGGCTGTAGCACGACCCTTTAGCTTGCTGTTGATAATACGTTTAGGTAGTTTGAATAGACCTGCTGCTAGGCTACCGTCGTTAGTTTCAGGTAGGTTTTCGTCTAGGTCTGGTAGCAGTTCATTATCTGCTAGACGTTCAAACTCATGATAGTCTTCACGCCATTGATTTGATTCTTTTTTAGCCTCTGCATAGAGGTCATAGATTTCGTTTTCTTCCGAGAGATAGGCCATCGAGTATCTTCCTTGGAAGTACGTCGATGCGCCAGCTTCTTATGCGTTCTATTATACCTTATCAGGGATGTAAAGTCTACTTAATCTTCTTCTTTTCTACTAACCAGGTCTTCTGAATGATGTTCGGTAATCCTAAGCGATCGGTAGTGATATGTATAGTTAGCTCTGGTGATCCTGCCTTTAATGCTTCTAAGCACTTAATAACATCGGCTGCAACAGTAGTGTGTGTAGTCTTTAAGTCGTGTCGCTTCTGTATCTTTACACTGTTAAGTCCACCATAGTAACCATAAGTAGTGATGTTAGTGCTACCATCTTCGTTAGGTTCTTCTACAACCTCTTGACCATAATCAATCTTGTCGCTCATAGTTACCTCCTTGTATTTGTACCTCCATTACGCACAGTGGTGAGCCTAGAGGTTTCTTTTTATCTGATATGTGGAACAGCTTGCTCTTACTTTGCTTGACCTGATCTAACAACTCTGAATACTCGGACATAAACTCAAGCTCCTCTGCATCTATTAGGCTGTTGTACTGTGTCTCTGTCATCTTGATAGTGTCTGGTAGTGGTGTGAGTATGAATGCCTGTGATTCGTTTAGTTCGTCTACTACCTTAACTACTAGGTCTCTACCTGTCTCTTTGTATGCTGTAACGTCGTGTGTACTCATTTGATCTCCTCTATTGTGTAAGCTAGTCCACCTATCTCGCAGATGTGCATTGCTTTTAGTAATGACCAGTCCTGTGTAAAGATACGGCTAACCTGTCTGTTGTCTGCTGTAGTTGCTGTAATGCGATACTGTGTACTCATAGGTGGAACTTAGCCCTCTTAGCTCTTGGTCGAGCCTTTTGTATTACTGCCGGTGGTCGCTCTGATTGATACAGTTGCCATGCTATAGCCAGTGACATAATCAGGTCATCATGTGCGCCCTGTTCTGCCTGTGCCTTCCAACTGGTTGAGGTCTGACTAATAATGAAGCTGAACATCTCATTGATAGTAGGCTTGTCGTATATGCGTATAAGCTGTGCATCTATAGCTTCCTTGAGCATACTGAGCATGATAGGTCGTGTTGCACTAGATGTAGTCCAGCCTAGCTTCACTGTGTCCTGTGTAGTGTCTGTTGAGCCTACGTTCTTCTTCTCTACATAGATACGGTACTTACCATCACGGTTAAGGGTAGCCAAGCGTTCTATCTCTGCTACGCCACCGTTGTTACGCTCAAAGGCTACGACTGGCTTGACCTTAGTCTCGTTGTAGATACGCTCTAGCTCTAAGTGTATTTGTGGTGTCATCTCTGTGGCTAGTGCCTTACTGTGGTAGACAGTAGGTACATCAAGTGTGGTCTTGCTCATAAACTATGCAGCACAATAGTCTGTACCGCCCCATGATGTGTCTACACCTACAACAATGAACTCACCAGTGTTGTATGGTCTGTAACGCCTAAAGCTCACAGTATGCTCCTGTACTCTACTTGCCTGTTAGATGTTAAGGCTCTAGCTATGCCATACTCCATACCCTTAGATATGCCATGATCGGTGTATACAACTGTCTTGTCTGCTTTCTCGGCTAGAGTTAGCCCCGCATTACGTTCACTCTTTCCAGCTTTCGCACAATAGAAGAAGCGTGAGGCAGAGCCAGAGTCGTTAAAACCTACATCAACGCCACTATCTATCTTTTTAGCGTTGCCTTCAACTAGCCCTGCGTGTCCACCGCTGTACACATTACCTCTTGCACTTCTTACACTCTTTGTCTGCGGAAACAACCCCACTACTTCATCAGAGCCGTCATGGATAAGGTTTGCAGGGAAGCGACCCATTCCTGTGAATCCATTACTTTTAGTGGGTACTTTAGTTCCAGCACCAAACTTATTGCCGTGGGCTTGTGATACATCACTGGTGAAAGTCGGTACTTCGTGAGTACCCTCTATCCTCGTACCATGTATATTCAGCCCACCAGTACCATGTTTTAAGACGTTGTTAGCTACTGTTCCCTCTATAGGCT